CTGCCTATGACTCCCTCGAAGGCTTCTTCGATAAGTACGGTAGGGCTGTAGTCGAAGACCCTGAAGAAATGATTGAGGGTATCGATGGGGAGATGATCCACATGGGTGCCAAGACGTTCTTGAAGAACGAACGAGATAGCTTGCGGCACGATGCCTCTGAGCTTAACGAGACGGTACGTCAGTTCCCATTCACGGAGGACGAGGCTTTCAGAGATAGCATTGAGTCTACGCTCTTCAACATCGGTCAGATCTACGAGCAGGTAGAACACAACGATGCTCTCTACCCCAACCCAGTAGTATCAGGTCAGTTCTCTTGGAAGGGGGGTGTAGAGGACAGTGAGGTTGTCTTTACTCCCGACCCCAACGGCAGGTTCAAAGTGGCGTGGATGCCACCTCCAGCACTTCGTAATGTCAAGTCCTATGAAAAAAGCAAACGAGTCCCACCTCACGTACATCTTGGTTGTGGCGGCGTGGATAGCTACGATCTCGATGCTACTGTGGATGGCAGAGGATCCAAGGGTGCGCTCCATCTGTACAACAAGTTCAATATGGAAGTACCTGCTAACATGTTTGTTCTTGAGTACGCTTCCCGTCCGCCATTGGCTTCGATCTTTTACGAAGACGTCCTTATGGCGGCGGTCTTTTACGGGTACCCGATCCTAATCGAGAACAACAAGTACGGGATCGCTAGGTACTTCGAGCAGCGCGGGTACGATGGCTATCTTATGGATCGCCCGAAGCATCTGCTTTCTGGTAGCGGTGCGGTCAAGGTCAAGACCAAGGGGATACCGTCGAACTCGCTGGATGTCATCCAGTCTCACGCTCAGGCTATCGAGGCGTACATCCACGAGCATGTAGGCATCAACAGGGATACTGGAGAGATGGGGCAGATGTATTTCAACTCCACTATGGAGGACTGGATCTCCTACGACATCAACAACAGAACTAAGTTTGACTTGACAATTAGTTCTGGTCTGGCGTTGCTTGCAGCACAAAAAGTAAAGCCGCCTACACCACCTACAGACTTTAGCGAAAGGCGCTTCTTTAGGCGATATAAAGTCAGGGGCTAACTTTATTATATTTGTGGGTATTAACGATACCCCACATGTACAACACGAAGCCAGGTGATCCAGGCGGATTTCCCGATCCGCTCGTGTCGCAAGAGGAGAAGCTCCAGAAAAGCTATGGACTAAAGTACGCAAAAGCTATTGAGGGGCAGTGGGGGAATACTCAGGATAATACAAGTACATACGGGGGCAGGAAGAACATCTTTGCTAGGAACAGAGACTATGCGAACGGGACGCAAGACACTGCTATCTATAAGCAACTCCTAAACACCAACAACCCGAACAACGGTGATGGTAGCTTGATGAACTTGGACTACACTCCAGTTCCAGTCCTCCCGAAGTTCGTTAGGGTTGTAGTCAACAAGATCCTTTCCCGCAACATGCATCCCAATGTGGAGGCGGTAGATCCCTTGTCGTCTAGCGAGAAGGACAGGGAGAAGAACATTATGAAGAACAAGGTCCAGGCGCGTCCACAGATGATGGCCCTGGAGGAGAAGATGGGGGCTCCCGTCCTGGATATGCCAGCTGAGCAGATTCCTGAGACGCTAGAGGAGGCAGAGATCTTGATGGATACCAACCTCAAGACCGATGCAGAGATCGCTGCTCAGATTGCCACTGACACTACGCTGCAGTGGAACAACTTTGAGGACAACACCTATCGCCGATGCATCAACGACTTGACGTCCCTGGGCATGGCGGTTGTAAAGCGGAGCAACGACCCTAACTACGGAATCAAGCTGGACTATGTGGATCCTATCCATTTCATCCACAGCTACACTGAAGACCCAAATTTCGAGGACATCACCTATGCTGGTCATGTTCGCGAGGTCACTTTGGATGAGCTCAAGCGTCTGGCTGGTGACGCCTTGACCGACGAGGACATGAAGAAGCTGGCCAAGAAGGCCAGACGTTCTACGTCGAACAAGTACCCCAACCACCCTTACTCTAGTGGGGGTCTGCAGAAAGAGAACTTCAGCAACTATGTAGTCGAGGTTTTGGACTTTGAGTTCATGTCCGTCGACTGCATGTACTTCGAAGAGAAGCAGAACCAGTACGGGAACACCAACTTCTTTTACGAGGGGTTTGAGTACAAAGAGAAGAAGGGTAGTGTCTACGATCGCACCCCCCACAAGATGGAGATTGAGGTGGTGTACGCTGGGACTTACATCCTCGGCACGGATCACCTGATTAACTATGGGCTGAAGACCAACGTCCCGAAGAACATGCACGATATCTCTCGTGCTCGCATGTCTTACTCTGTGGTGGCTACCAATATGGTGGCCAACATGCCCAAGTCCATGGTGGACAGCTGCGTCGGCTTTGCCGATATGCTGCAGCTTACCCACTTGAAGATTCAGCAGGCCATTGCCAAGGCGAAGCCTGATGGCTTGGTCATCGACATCGAAGGATTGGAGAACGTCCAGTTGGGTAAAGGGGGTGAGCTTCAGCCTCTGGATCTTCACGACATCTACGAGCAGACGGGTGTCTTCTACTACAGGAGCAAGAACCCAGAGGGTGGGTTCCAAAATCCGCCTGTCCGAGAGATCGGGAACAGCATCCGCAACATCAATGAGTTGATCGGACTGTACAACCATTACCTGCGCATGATCCGTGATACCACTGGTATCAACGAGGCTGTCGATGCTTCTACTCCAAAGAGCGATGCGTTGGTCGGGGTTCAGCAGCAGGCCATTGCGGCCAGTAACAACGCCACGTATGACATTACGAATGCGTCCATGGTCTTGTTCAAGGCTGTGTGTCAAGACGTAGTGAAGTGCGTTCAGATCTTGCCAGCGGACTCTCTGATTCACAAGGCTTACAGAAACGCTATCGGAGAGGCCAACATGTCTGTGTTGCAGACCTTCTCTGACTTGCCTATGTACAACTTCGGTGTTCATGTGATGCGGGACATGGAAGATAAGGACAAGGCGTACCTGGAGCAAAACATCCAGATGTCTTTGAACCAGAAAGAGATAGACCTCGAGGACGCGATTGCGATCCGCAATCTAAAAGACATCAATCAGGCCGAGCGACTATTGATCCTCCGTCGGCGCAAGCGTATGGACAAAGTTCAACAGCAGCAGATGCAGATGCAGCAGATGCAGGCCCAGCAGGCCCAGCAGGCCGAGCAGATTAAGGCTCAGTCTAAGGCCCAAGAGATCCAGCTAAAGGCTCAAACTGAAGCGCAGTTGATTCAGGCAAAGGCTATGGCTGACGTGGAAATCGCTAAGGTCAAGCATCAAATGGAGATGGAGTTGACGCAGCTCAAGATGCAGGTCCATGGCCAGGGTACTCAGATGGAGTTCCAGAACAGAAAGGCTATTGAGAACCAGAAGGACAACAGAAAAGACGACAGAGTCAAGCAGCAAGCCGTCGAGCAGAGCAAGCTCATTTCCCAGAGACAGGGAAAGCGCACGGAGCTGGAAGAAGAAAATAGAATAGACCTCTCACAAATCATCTGATATGGCCAAAGTCAATCTAGACGTAGCAGAAAAGCTGGACATTACTTGCCGCAAGGGAGACACCTTCGAGTTGATCCTGACTTTGAAAGACTCATCTGGTACTGCACTCCCCTTGGTTACGGATAAGTACAAGTTCATTCTCCAGGTGAGGGGAGCGTCTTCTTCAAATAGTTCGCGTAGAGGTACCCCGTCATACTCCACTTCGGATGGAGAGGACAGGGCCCTGATCATCGGTAGCTCGGAGCTGGGGGCTAAAGCTCAGTGCAACTTCACGTTCAGGGATATTGATGACAACGGTAATGTCACTGTGTTCTTGTCTGATCAAGACATGCGCAAAGTTCCTGCAGGCAGATACAGATACGACTTCCAGTATGTAAAGCCTAGAGATACGGGTGACATCCACAAGACTCTTTTGGAGGGGCGTTTTACAGTGAAGGAAGACATCTCAAAGAGCTCCTGATGGCAACAGAGATCACAGTTACTGGCGGGACGCAACTAACTCTGTCCGTCCCAGACACGGCACAAATGTCTGTCGTCAACACGGCCCTGACAGGCCCCACAGGCCCCACAGGCCCTACTGGCCCTACAGGTCCGACTGGTCCAGGTGTACCTGCTGGGGGAGCGGAACGAGCCTTGCTCATCAAGTCCAGTACCACCGACTATGATACGGAGTGGCAGGTACAGAGCAAGTATCATGGTGTCTTACTAGATGGCAATGGCACTGGTGAGCTTGTCGGAAGCGGTGTCTTCTACGTCAAAGAGAATGATCTCGTGGCCCACACTGCTGTGGCTTATGGAGGTATCTATATGGCCACCGAAGACGTGGAGATGACGCGACAAGATGGTGAAGTCAATGCCACTCTGTTTTGGAATCTAGAACAGGAGAAGTTTGTAAAGATCGCCCCCTACGGGCTGATGTCTTTGAATGATCTTCGGATCAGTTCTGCAGATGATGCGTTCATTGACTCGCTCCAGCAGTTCAACGTAACAGCCACACAGATCCTGTCCTTGACTGGCTCGTTGGTGTTCATAATGTCTGGGAACATCACACACACAGGTAACTTGACGTCGAGTGGCACGGCAACCCTGAAGGGACTGACGTATCCTATTGCTGACGGCAACAGTGGCGACATGATTGTCACTGACGGCAGTGGCACTCTCTCTTTTTCTAGCCCAGACTCAGGCCCTACAGGCCCTACAGGCCCGACGGGGCCAACTGGAGCTGCAGGTTCGGACGGTGCGGCAGGTGCGGCAGGTGCGGCAGGTGCCGACGGCGTTATAGGCGGAATACAATACCTCTATCAGGGGACTTCTACGGGTATTGAAAGTGCGAGTGGAAAGCTCTTCTACGACACTAGTGCAAACACCATGCACATCAGCCTCAGAGATAATGACGGCAACGATGTGTCCCCATGGATCCTTTCCTGGGATGATGATGATGCGGGCACCGTCACAATACAATCAGAGGACGGTACGCAACTGGTCATTGCTCATGTGACGGGGTCCATCACTACGACTGCGGGCACGCCAGGTGCCCACGTGGTTTCATTTAGTACTCCGCTTGTAGAAGACTGGTCGCCGTCTCAAGGCGACACCATTGTTGTCAATTTCTCTAAGACTGGGAGTGGGGTAACAGGCCCGACAGGCCCGACGGGCCCGACAGGACCTACAGGACCTACAGGCCCAACTGGGGCTGTGGGTGACCAGTTTGAAATCGATGTCACCAGTACGACGGATGGAGATGCTCAAGGCATTATCGTCAAGTTTGGTGGCGGAACTAGTTTGTCGGCGGGTGATCTAGTTTATTATGGCCTTGGCGGTGTAGACGTTTGGTCTAAAGCGGGATCGGGCGCTGTTGGTGACTCGGGTGATGTTTTGCTTGGTGTCATGCTTGGGAGTAGCCCAACAACGGACGGCGTTATTCTTTATGGTACGGTCACCGTCAGTGGAGATCCTGGCGCGAGAGGAGATGTATTGTATGTGGGTTCTACTAGCGGCACTGTGACGAATGACGTGTCATCGTATGGCACTGGCGACGTTGTAAGAGTAGTGGGGTACGTATTGGACAGCGCCAATGGCCAGATCATGTTCGCCCCCTCTAGTGATTGGATCTTGTTGTAATACGATGATTAAGCATGGCTGTATCAGAAAAAAATGGCATTGATATGGGAACGATTTCAGAGATAAACGGACAGACTGTTTCTTCTGGCGGCGCCTATAACCCTGTTGCTGGCACTGGAACGTACACCGAGACAGTCCCTACTTCAGGGTTCCTTAAATTCGGCGGATTACGTCGGAGTTCTTCTGATGCGACTACTACGGACACCTCCGAATCCTATCCTAGGTATGGCTACGGTGCTCAACCTGTTGTCAATATTTCCAGCGACGTAGACGGAACATATATGCGTGTCGCGGAAGGGAAGTCAGACTTTACCAAGATTTCTATAGGCAGGTACAGTGCCTTTGGTATTACCAGCAGTGGTCAGTTGTGGGAGATGGGGTCCAGCTCTAGTTATCAGGAGGGAAACAATCCAACGAACTTCGGTCAAGTCACTGGTGTGGGAGACTCGGATACGGGCTGGACTGATGTCAGCTCTTCGTATGACGGCGTTCTAGCAATTAATAGCGGCAAGATGTACTACATCGGTGGCAACAGTTATGGGCAGGCTGGCACGGGAAACCAGACATCCAGCTTTG